AGGCCGGTGGAGCGTTCAATGACAAAAACATCATCGAAACTGGCGTTGACGCATTGTTCGCAAGTTATCAAGGAGCAACATTTCAGAAAGCAAATGGATTTTTAACCAAAGTTCAACAAGGTATTTCTGACTTCAAAGCCGATGGTAAAGATTTGTCATTCTACGTTCAAGGATTAAGCACAACACCATACGACGCTTCATTTCCAAGTTAATATAAAAAATAAACACGAATGAACTTCCTATGTATATAGGAAGTTCTTTTTTTTAAAATATGATTTGTGGAATTTATAAAATCGTTAACAAAGTAAATGGAAAATGTTATATCGGAAGTTCTAATAACATTTTTAATAGATGGCGATATCATAAACGATTACTTAAAGAAAATCGTCATGATAATGGGCATTTACAAACATCTTGGAACAAATACGGGTCCGATGAATTTGAATTCTCTATAATAGAAGAGACTCTTAAAGATAAACTTTTGGAACGTGAACAAAAATATTTAGATATTTGTAAAGTTAATCCAACTTTATATTACAACATAGCATATGACGCATTATCTCCGATGAAGAATAAAATTCCGTGGAATAAAGGAAAAGTAGGTGTTCAAGTAAGTTGGAATAAAGGATTATCATTTTCAGAAGAAACAAAGGAGAAAATGAGTAAATCAGCAAAACTAAGAACAGGAAATAAAAATTCTATGTTTGGAAAAACACATTCGAATGAGACAAAACAAAAAATGGTTCTGGCGTGGAAAACTCGAAATCCTGTTAGTGAAGAACCCAAATTAAAAATGTCTATTTCTCAAAAGAAAAGATTTAATAAACCTATATGAAAATACTTGGATTAGATTTATCAACATCTACTTGTGGGTGGGCAATATCTGATAACGGTGTTATAATAGATGCTGGATTTTTTCGAATAGAAAAAGTTGAAACATATAAAGAAAAATCAAAAATGATTATAGATGGGTTAGATGGTAAAGAATTTGATAAAATCAATGTAGAAGAAACTTTATCAGGATTTTCTTCCGGCTTTACATCGCAACAAACATTAATTAAATTAGTAAAAAATAAATCGGTAATTTGTTATATTTTAGAAGAGACTTGGAAAAAACCAATAATCAGTTTGAATGTTAATACAGTAAGAAAGAAAGTATTTGGTAAATCGAGAATTAAAGGAATAAAACCAAAAGAATACGTTAAATCTCAAGTCCCTCTCTACGTTCCAAATATAAAGGAATTTGAAAAACTTAATAGAAACGGGGATTGGGACATACATAATGGCGATATGTATGATGCCGTGACCTTGGCATTATTTGGTTAAAAATGATATAAAGGATGGAAATCTCCATATTTATAAATAACAAACTTTAACTAAAGACATATGGCAAATTATCCAAAATATGACCTAACAGGCAAGACACCGGCAGCAACATATGAGAGTCTTGTTCAATATAACGCTGAATCAGCATCATTGGTCAGTGGTGTTGGTGGTGGTGATTTACCACAACTTAATATTACTGCATCTATATCTATTTCCTCTTCATATGCACCTACAATCGGATTAACCACAATTATTTATCTAACAGAAAGTAATAAAGTTACTATGAGTTTCGTAAATGGTTTGTTACATTCCGTATCATAATTTAATTTATGCCAGTTATACCATCATTAGTTTTAACAAATCAAAACCCTGTAATAACTTACACGGCGTCAGTATTGACTTCCGGTTCTGTTCTTTCAGATGGTCTTGGAAATCAATTGACTTCGTTACAATTAACATCGTCATATTCCAATACATCGTCATATGCTGTAACATCATCTTTGTCGGTGATATCATATTATGATTATTCAGGTTCATTTGCTAGTCAATCAATGTGGTCTGTTTCTTCATCTTTTGCCACCAAATCCATTTGGACAGATTCATCATCTTTTGCCAGTCAATCAATTAGTTCAAGTTGGTCAAATTTTGCGCTGAATACAACTTCCTCTGGATTAGTTGGATTGGTAACTAATGATGTTAGTGCCTCACACGTTACCGCCTCTACATTCGCAATACCTTCAAATTTATTCAATGTAGATGTTACAGGCAGTGTTGTCGGTTGGAATTTAATTGTTAATCAAATCGACTCTGATAGTCATATTATCAAAACGGATAGTATGGGAAATATTACCGCTTATGGTATTACGGCATCGTTGTATTCCACCGCCTCTCAAGCAACAATAGCACAAACCGCGTCTTTGGCATCAACAGCATCACAAGCAATTTCATCGTCATTTTCAACGACTTCATCATATTTTTCTCCATCACAAGGAACGGTAATTGATGCCGGCCCATTGACAGGTTCCGTATCTGCTTCTGGATATGGGTTCACCACAGATGTTGAATTTAACAACTTCGTCACGTCGGTTTCATCGTCTTTACAACAGTTTAATACGTTATTGACATACTTGAGGTCTGCTGGCATCATTTCATAATAAGTTGACTCCTGACTTTTTATAGATTAGCATTCCCCAAAATGCTAAAGGAGTCTCAATTATTTACCCTTCTCGACAAGGTATTGGCACAAACTTCACACATCCGAAAGGGTGAAGAAGCCGTCTATTATTGCCCATTTTGTTCACATCACAAAAAGAAACTTGAAATCAACGTCAGAACTCAAGAATGGCATTGTTGGATTTGTCACGCAAGAGGAAGAACGATAAGTTCTCTTTTTTATAAACTCAAAAGTAAATCGCAATATTTTGAAGAGTTGTATAAAATCGTCGGAAAAGATTGGAAACGTAGTGAAAGTGAAGTTGTAGAAAAACAATTATGTTCCTTGCCTGACGAATTCATTCCTCTTTGGAAACCTTCAAAAACTGACGATTATGGCGCCGCCATGTCATATCTCCAAAAACGAAATGTATCAATGGATGAAATCATTCGTTACAACATTGGATTCTGTGAACGTGGACAATATGAAAAACGTGTCTTAATTCCGTCATATGATAAAGATGGAAATGTCAACTTCTTTGCAGCCAGGTCTTATGTTGATTCATTCTACAAATATATGTTGCCGCCGTGGCCGAAGACTATAATTGGGTTTGAATTATTTGTTAATTGGAATGAACCTATCACTTTGGTAGAAGGAACTTTTGATGCTATGGCAATAAAAAATAATGTTATTCCTTTATTTGGAACAACGATGTCAAATAAATTAAAGGAAATGATTATATTAAGTGGAATTCCAAGAGTCAATATTGTGTTAGACGACGACAAATCTGGCATCGATGGCGCAATAACAATTTACGAATTTTTACAACCATTTGATATAGATATTCATTTAATTTTATCTAATAAAAAGGATGCGTCAGAATTGGGGTTTGAGGAAACCAATAAAATTATAACCAATTCCAAACAAACTACATTTGAAGACATCATAAAAATTAAATTAAATATGTGAAATGTTCTTACTTTTTTGTTATTACATTTATACTTATTAGAGAGGTCATTATGGGAAGAAAACGAAAATATTTTACTAAAGAGGAAATAAATGAAAGAAATAGGCGAAAATCAAAACAATATTACGAACGAAACAAAAAAAGAATTTGTAAAAATCGTATGCGAAAATACTGGGAACAAAAAAATATGGAAAAGAAATTGCCCGGAGTGTAGGAAAGAATTGACATATTTTTCAAGACAAAATTTGTGGAGAGCAAATAAAAATAAATGTCCATGTGCATCTTGTGCTAAATTAGGAGATAAAAATCCCGCCAAACAAGAATGGGTTAGAAAAAAGATTGGAGTTGGTGGAACAAAATATTATTTACCAAATGAAATAATTTTAACTTGTTTGTGTGGTAATAAATGGAATATTAATAAAAGACATTATATAAGATTTTATTTAAAACCAAATAAACAACCCAGATGTAGTTATTGCGTAAATCAGGAAAATGCTAATAATATAACTTCCAAACAAAAGCAATTACGAAGTAAAAAGATGAGTAAAATTATGAAAAATAGAAAAATTACATGGGGAAATAAAATAAAATTTGTTTGGAGTAAAAAGTCTAAAAAAGAAAAATTAAAAATTTATGAAAAAATATCATCAACTCATTCAAAACTCATATCAGAAGGTAAAATAAAATTTAATTCTGGATTTAAAAGTGGTCATTATAAAAGCATTAAAACAGGAAATAACGAATATTATCATAGTTCGTGGGAATTGAATAAAATGAAATTTTTGGATAATTCAAACGATGTAATATGGTGGACAAAAAATCATAAAATTCGTATTCCATATAAATATAAAGGAATAATTCACAATTATGTTCCAGATTTTTTAATTAAACAATCAAATAATAAAATGACATTAGAAGAAGTTAAAGGTTATATAAAAGACCCAAGAGTTTTTAAATTAAAATGTAAAGCCGCAGAAAAATACTGTATAAACAATAATATAGAATATAAAGTAAGTTATGATAACAATATTAAAAAGTGATATACAAAAATATAAATGGATTGTTCACTGTGGGGATATCCATATTAGATTAAATAAAAGAAAAGAAGAATATATAAATGTATTTAATACCTTTTTTAAATCAATTAAAGATTATCCAAAAAATGAAACGATTATAGTAAATACAGGAGATTTATTTCACACAAAACTAGATTTACAACCGGAAGGAATTAAATTAGCAGAAACATTTTTACGTGGGTGTTCTGATTTATTTCCTACTATTATAATTGCAGGAAATCATGATTGCAATTTAAGTAATAAAACTCGTCTTGATAGTATTAGTCCTGTTGTAGATGCTATACGGCATCCAAATTTGTTTTATCTTAAAAAATCAGGATTATATTCGTTAGGTAATATCTGTATAAATAATTATAGTATTTTTGATTCTTCTGAAAATTATATAAAAGGAAAAGACATACAACAAATTTATAGAAATAAATACGAACATTTCATTTGTTTATTTCATGGTCAAGTTGATGGGTCTATGACGGATTTGGGATTTAAGTTATCAAATCCAACGGTTCCAATTAGTATGTTTGATGAACATGATATATCAATGTTGGGAGACATACACAAATTACAGGATTTACAAGAATATGATTATGATAATAATAAACCTGTTGTGAGGTATCCGGGGTCATTGTGTCAACAAAATCACGCGGAACCATTGATTGAACATGGATATACTTTATGGGATTTAGAATCCAAAACATATAAACACGTAGAGATACCTAACGAGTATGGATTTTTTAGTGTATTGATTAGAAATGGTGTCATTATGTCTGACACAACTAACATCCCAAAGAAAGCTAGAATTCGTATTCAGCACGATAACTGCACCCCATCGGAGATAAAAGCCGCGTTGGTTCATGTCAAAGGATTGACCGAAGTTATTGAAGTTTCCTATCAAAAATTAGACACCACAAAATCACTTACAAGGATACCTTCAGCGAATGGAAACATCGTTTTGGGTGATATTAACGACACAAATTATCAAGTCACATTGATTACCGACTACTTGAAAACAAAGTTAAACGTGGTTGACCAAACCATAATTGATGGAGTAATCAAGATAAACAATGATGTAAATAACGTGGTCAAAAAGGATGAATTCGCAAGAAATATTCGTTGGATTCCTATCAGATTTGAGTGGGAAAATATGTTTTCCTACGCTGAAGGGAATGTCATAGACTTCACAAAAACAAAGGATTTGGTCGGTTTATTTGCAGCTAATACCTCTGGAAAATCAAGCATTTTCTCCGCTTTGACATTCTGTTTATTCGACAAATGTGAACGTGCTTCCGGTGCCAAAAGCATAATGAACGACAAAAAAACGACTTTTAGTTGTAAATTTGAGTTCGAGTTGGATGGTAAAAGATACTTCATCAAACGTGATGCCAAGACCGACAAGAAGGGTAAAGCCAAGGTCGATGTCAAGTTTTGGAAGATTGAAAACGGTGAAGAAGTTGACCTAAATGGTGAACAAAGACGTAATACAAACGAGGTAATTAGAGAGTATTTGGGCTCATATGATGACTTTGTATTGACTTCTCTAAGCGTTCAAAATGGTAAAAATAATGCGTCAATCATTGATATGGGCGACACAGACAGAAAGGATTTGTTCGCACAATTCATGGGTCTTACCGTGTTTGATAGACTCTATACGGAAGGAAATGAGCGGTTGAAAGAGCTGTTAGTGATGCTCAAAACATATCGTAATGATGACTATACAAGCAAACTTGTAGAATATCAGAATTTCTTGGAACAAGCTGAACTTCTATATGAATCAGAACAACAAGTCTTGGCAGAGATAGGTAAGAGACGTGATTTAATTCAACAAACCATCCTCGAAACCACAAAGAAGCTTATCAAAATTGATGGTGATATTCCAAAATTGGGATACAGTCAAATGATGTTAGAGAAGGAAGAGCAAGTCCTTAACAACGCCAAGTCCAAGATTGTATCCAAGGAAAAAGAAGTTGAAATCGTGGCGGGGCAACTTACACAAGTTGAATTGGAGATAACCAATCTTGAATCCAAGAACGTTTCTGACCTATCTTCTCAACTAAGATTGTTTCAAGAAACTAAGAGAAATATTGAAGATAAACGTGAACAATTAAAGGCAAATTATCTTCGAGATATGAAAATTTTTGACAGGGCGAGAGACATTGATTATAACCCTGATTGTGAATTCTGCGTAAAACACGCTGGAGCCATTGCTCAAGATGCCAAGGATGCCAAGGAAAGAATGGAAAAGATTCAAACTGAAGCGTCTGAAATAAAGGCCAAGCTTGATATCATAGATGCTAAAATTACCGAGATACAATGGTCACATGAAGCGAATCTTAACCTCATGTCATTCTTGTCAAAACGTAATACTTTGAAAGATAGTAGAATAAGATTGACCGATGATATAAATGCCTTGAGACAACATTTGACGAAAATTGAAGGTGAAGTTAAAAAACATCAAACGAATATTGAACTCTATAATAAGAACATAGAGTCTATGACTTTCAATGAAGATGTCAAAAAGCAGATTGGTGAATTTGAAAAAGAATTGGTTCAAGTTGAACATTCACACAAAACTAAGACAAAGACTTTGATGGATATCAATAGTAAGATGTCTGTATGTAAAAATCAAATCAATGACATAAATGACAAGATTTCAAAGATTAAACTTGTCGAAGAAGAATATAAACTTTATGAAATCTACTGTCAGGCAGTAAGTCGTGATGGTATTCCATTTGAGGTTATCACCGCTACTGTCCCTGAAATTCAAAATGAAGTCAATAGTATCTTGAGTCAGGTTAGTGAGTTTACCGCCTTGTTTGAGACTGACGGTAAGAACATCATTCCTTACATCGTTTATGATGGAAGACAATGGTTAATGAGTTTGACCAGTGGATTTGAGAAGTTCGCCTTGTCTCTGGCTATCCGTGTGGCGTTGATTAACATATCAAACCTACCAAAAATGCCTGGATTGGTGATTGATGAAGGTTTTGGCGTATTAGATGCCGATAATTTGTCTCAAATGGAGTCTCTATTCTCTTATTTAAAATCTCGATTTGATTTTATAATTATAATTTCTCATTTAGAGGCTTTGCGAGATATTGTGGATAGTCATATAGAAGTTAAAAAAGAAAATGGATTTTCAAAAGTTGAATATAAATGACAAATTTATGATACAAAAATATTATCATATAACCAAATCAAAAAATTTAAACTCTATTTTAATTAGAGGAATAGTTCCAGGATTTTGTAAAGGCATAACCACCGATTTTTATAGAAATGATAAGGAAATAAAAAATTTTGTATTTTTAACTAATAATCCAAAATATATCTTAGAAAATCAATGTGGAAAAGAGTGGTGTAAAAAACATCGTTTAATTTTATTAGAAATTAATACTGATAACATTAATCTTATTTCGGCGACAGGCATTGAATTTAAGGTCAAAAATACTATTTCTCCGAATAGGATAATATCAATTAAATATCTATAATAAAGTTAAACATTTAGCGCAAAAGGCGTAAATTTTATGATATCGTATCTATTTATATTGTATGGAATCGTTAATTTCATTACAAAATATAAGTGGAATATATAAAATAACAAATAAAATCAATGGAAAATATTACATTGGTTCTTCTAATAATTTATATGAACGGTGGAGTTATCATATAACACATCTTACCAAAAATATTCACCATAATAAATATCTTCAATCATCGTGGAATAAATATGGCAAAGACAATTTTATTTTTTCATTAATAGAAAAAGTTGAAAAATACAATTTATTGATTACGGAACAAAAATATTTAGATAAATTAAAAAAAGATAAAAAAAATTGTTATAATTTAACCTTCATAGCCGGCGGAGGAGGAGGATTCGAAGGAAAACATCATTCGGAAGAATCTAAAAATAAAATTTCTTTAAAATTAACCGGAAAATATAAAGGAACAAACAGTCCTCACTATGGGAAGCACCATTCAGAAAAAACTAAGAAAAAATTATCACTATTAAAATTAGGAAAGCCGTCGCCCAATAAAGGTAAAAAACTAAGTAAAGAACAAAAAATTAAAATAAAAAATTCTTTATTAAAAATAAGAGATGATATTAGTAAAAGATTTCGAAAAACATATACTTTTGTATCTCCAAATAATGAAATAATTACTATTACCAATTTAAAAGAATTTTGTAAATTTAATAATCTAACTTACAGTAGAATGAGCGGGGTTGGTCGTAGAGTAGAAAAATCACATAAAGGATGGAGATTACAATGTTAAATTTGTTAGATTCATTTGGAAAATCTGGGGTTTCATACGGCCTATACACTAAACAAGCGGACGTGACTGATACAGAGTATCTTTCACGTTACTTCGTTCTATCGGAATTCAACTCTACCTTCACGGCTGGTAAGAACCCTATTTCCATCAACGGCTCCCCATTTTTGGAACAAGGTAGTCAAATCTTAATAGAATGTTTGGACGCCCAAGGGAACAATTTGTTCATAGAAATGGCTAAGTATTCAGATGATGGGACGCCAGGAAACACATATAAAGAAGGAACTGCTACTGTAGTTTCTGTTCATGTTTATGGAGATACTGCGGACGGCGTTGGAAGAATAATCATCTATGGAACTTTAATTGATGGTAGAACTGTCAAGTGGCTTCAAAATGTAGTCATCAATAAAGCTCTAAAAAATCATTCAAGAGTAAGATTTTATCAAGCTCCAACATTACAAGTTAATTCTGCCGACCTTCCTGTTTTGAGTTCTGATGTATCTCAAAATTTGGTTAGTAATGTATTGTTGACAGGAACAGTTAATGGATTATCCGTCAATCCTATAAAAAATACAAATCAGACAACCATAAATAAAGCCAATGTTGATATTGATTATAGACTTA